CAGCGAGAAGTAGACGCAGAAGGAAATATTATTGGCAAAGCCCTTCCAGAGCTTAAAGAAAGCGGCAATGTGTTTGACTTAGAAACCGCTAACTTTATCAAGCGTGGTATTGATGCTGAGATTAACTTTAGCAAATTGCCTACATCTGGGCTAGAAAAAACAGAAGTAGACTCTATCAAGAATTTGCGTCAAGTATTTATGAGAAATGTAGATTCACAAGCCCCAACAGAGTACAAACAAGCACGAGAGGCTTTTGCAGGCCCTACACAAATATTTGATGCCATTGAGTCGGGCAAAACTTTCTTTGACACAGATGCTCGGCAACTCCGCAAGATATACGATGGACTGAGCGCAGGCGAGAAGGATGGCTTTGCAATTGGCGCATACGATGCTATCCGCACTAAAATTAATCAAGGTGCAGACGGTATTGATGTCGTTAAGCGCACCTTTGGATCGCCTGAGAAACGAGATCAGATTAGGGTCTTAATTGGTGATGATGCTTTTAGAACGCTAGAAAGCCAACTTACAAGAGAAAAGGCTATACGCTCTACAGATATTCAAGTCTTGGGTGGCAGCCAAACTCAACCAAGACAGGTTGCCCAGCAAGAGTTTGAGGGCGCTACTGAGCTTGTGCCACAGATGACACAAAAAGGCGTATTGCAGGGAGGCATGGATTATCTGTTGCGCTCTACTACAGGCCCAGGCGCAAGAGCAGCAGAAACTATTGCTCCTGATCTGTTTTCTGTAAGCCCAACAACTCAATTAAACATGGTTGATCGCTTGACCATGCTAGACCAATATCTTAAACAGCAAGCAATCCGTCAGCAAGTTGGCGCAGGCGTAGTAAGCACTACCCCATCTCTCTTAGATTAAGTACAATAGGAAAATCATGGCATATACAAAATACTCCCTTACCCCTGCTGATAACAACGCAGCACCTCCTAATGGCGCTCCAGAAGGAATGTTGCCATCAGCAGTAAACGATACGATGCGTGATATGATGGCGCAGATTCGTGATGTAGGCGATGGCATTAGGGGCGGCACATATACCATGACTGCTCCTGTTATTACAGGCGGTTCTATTAACGGAACTACCATTGGCGCTACTACAGCCTCTACAGGTGCGTTCTCTACATTAGCCTACACAGGCACATTAACTGGCGGTACAGGAATAGTTAATCTAGGCTCGGGACAGTTTTATAAAGATGCTAGTGGTAATGTCGGTATTGGCACTACTACTTTAAGCGGAAAATTAGCCATTGCTGGCTCGGGAAACCAAGCTATAAATGTACAAAGAACGGATGCCTCTACAACTGGTGCTAAAGCTTCGTTTGTTGGATATGATTCATCTGCTAATGCTGTAGCAGCAATGGATTATGTGGCTGATGGTGCAGATGATTCTTCATATATTCGTTGGAGAACAAGACCTACTGGCGGTTCGTTAGCAGAGCGTATGCGTATAGATACAAGTGGTAATGTAGGTATAGGTTTAACCCCAACAGCTAGAAACAATACTCGCTTACAAATCGTAGACGGCATCGGTTTCCCAGCCACTCAGGTAGCTTCATCTGACGCAAACACACTAGATGATTATGAAGAAGGTACTTGGACTCCTACTATTTCTTTTACTACGCCAGGCGATCTTTCAGTATCTTACTCTGCCCAAACAGGTCTGTATACAAAGATAGGCAGAATGGTATTTATTACCTTTAATATTACCGCTACTCCAACTTTTACTACTGCCAGTGGTTCACTAACAATTAGCACTGCGCCTTTTGCATCAACTGGAGCTAGTTATATTGGAGCTATGCATTTTTCTAACTTCCTATTTACTGTTGGTTACACTATGCTTAATCCAAGATTAGGTGCGGTTTCTTCTACTGTTATTGACTTAGTACAATCAGGTAGTGGTTTAGGGCCAGCAGCAATTACTACTACAAATATGGTTTCAGGTACTGCGTATATTATGCGTGGTACATTAGCTTATCAAACTACAACTTAATTAGCATGGATTTGTTAATCAGAAAAGGAGATTTAAAATGGCTTTAACTAAACAAGTATCTGTAGACCAAATTACGGTAATAAAAGATGGAACTGTGTTAGTCCGTGAGGTAACAACAATTATGGAAGATGGTAACGAACTATCTAAACAATACCATCGCACTTCTTTTGCCCCTAAAAGTGATTTAACTAGCGTACCGGCTAATGTTGCAGCTATTTGCAACTTGATTTGGACACCTGAAGTTATTGCTGCTTATAAAGCGCAGTTAGAAGCCAATAACCCTGTAGCGGAGTAAATTATGGCCGACATTGATCCTATAGAATATGGAAAATTAGTTAATTCCGTTGAAAACTTAGAGCGTAAGGTAGATGCTATGGACAGCGACATTAAAAAGTTAGTGGCTATGGCAGAGCGTAGTAAAGGGTCTTTGTGGGCCTTAATGGGTGTAGCCTCTGTTGCCGGTGCGTTAATTAGTTATATTTCAGAAATGGTTTTTAGAAAATGATAATTTATGTCCGATCCGCTAGGTTTAACAGAAGGAGTAAAAGGGCTTAGTTCTGGGCTGAATTCTGCTCGAGAAGCTGGTAAATCAGTTTCTAAGCAAATTGAGAACATACAAAAAGATGCAACAGATGTAGCCAAAGAAAGAGCGCAAGAAAGAGTACGAGCAGCTCGTGAGGCAGAGCTTAAAAAGGAAAGAGCCTTAATCAAGGCTTTAGACGAGTGGAAGCGAAAGAAGCAAATCTCCGATGAGGAGGCTGATTTAAAGATTAAGTTTGTAAAGCAGTATGGTGCAAAAGAGTGGGATGCGTTACTTAAAATCAAGCTAGACATTGAAAACATGGAACGCAAAAACAACGAAGAATACCAACATGATTTAAAGGCAGTAAGGCGAGTGCAATTCTATTGTTTTGTTGCTGCATTGATAGTAACTCTGTGGCTTAAATTTATTTTGAGGGCTTTTTAAATGTTTCCATTAACAGCATTACTAGACATTGGCGGCAAGATACTAGATAAGGTCTTTCCAGACCCAGCACAAGCCGAACAAGCCAAACTTAAACTGCTAGAGATGCAGCAGAATGGCGAACTAGCCAAGATCAATGCAGATGCCGCAGAGCAGCACGAATTGACTGCAAGACTGCAAGCCGATATGAGTAGCGATAGCTGGTTATCTAAAAACATCAGACCAATGACCCTAATTTTCATTTTGTTTGCTTACTTTTTGTTTGCCATGATGAGTGCATTTGGACAAGATGCAAACCAAAAATATGTAGAGTTGCTAGGTCAATGGGGTATGTTGATTATGAGCTTTTACTTTGGCGGCAGGACATTAGAAAAGATTATGGACATGAAAGCAAAAGATGGCAAATAATTTCCAAGAGTGTTTGGTTAAAGTTTTAAAGCATGAGGGCGGTTTTGTAAATCATCCGTCTGATCCAGGAGGCATGACAAACTTAGGCGTTACCAAAAAGGTTTGGGAAGAATGGGTCGGGCATGAGGTAGACGAAAAAACAATGCGAGCATTGACTCCAGAGCTTGTAGGCCCTATGTACGAGATGAAATACTGGCGTACCAGCTATTGCGAAAAACTACCAAGAGGCTTAGATTTATTAGTATTTACTATGGCAGTAAACTCTGGGTCAGGCCGCAGCGTTAAGTTATTGCAAGATGCAATCGGTGTAGTGACAGATGGCGTTATTGGCCCAAACACAATGGCTAAGATAAACGAGGCTAATGTAGAAGTATTGATAGATAAGTTCTCAGAAGCTCGTACATCGTTTTACAAGGGTCTAAAGACATTTCCTGTATTTGGTAAGGGTTGGCTAAGTCGCACAGAATCAGAACGCTTAGAAGCCCTAGATATGGCAAAGAACGGCTAAAAAGGGTCTGTAAGATTGACATATTTAAAATGCTTGACTGGGACATCAAAAAACAACTCGCCAGCAGGAACTTCTATATTCTTGACCTCTATCAATGGACTGCCTTCAATCACCTGAGCTTTCGCCCAATACGCATGGACTAAGTCTTGAGTTAGTGCAAAAAATAGCACAGGCAGATTTTGCTGAAATAGCTTCTCTTTACGCAGCGCACAATGAATGGTGGGATAGTGGCAGTAGTCCCAGCTCCGAACTTCTACTTCAATATAACCAACTAACTTATCTGCTCTATATACGAGCAAATCTACTCCATACACATTAGGGTTTTCCCTACACTCCAATCCCCATTTCATCTTCACCCATTTCGTTACGGCATCCCTCGCTGGGGGATCGTATTGATTGTGAAGTGCCTGGTTAAATTGTTTAGTGGTCATGGGCGCTAGTTTGATAGGAAGTGAACTAGCCAAAAACTCGTGAAGGATACAAGCCTATCTCTTAGTGGGGTTATGGGGCTAAAGCAGCTTCTTTCTGGGCCTTTAGCATTGGCGCTGATTTGCGGATTGTTTCTAGTTCCACTACAAACACCTGCTCTATCTGCTCAATCGTAAAGCCTTGCCTTAGAAACTTTAATACCAGGTCGGTGACTTGTTGTTGCATATTAAAAGCAACTCACAATGTTGCCGCAGACCGTACAAGTAGTCATCTTGCCATTTACGATAATCGTAGTAGTTTGGCAGGCATAGGCTACTGTTCCTAGTAACATATATGTTACCAATCCTAAAGCTATCTTTTTCATATCAGCTCCTCAGAATGGGACAGAATCGAAATCATCATCAATGATTTTCTTAGGCATTTCGTCATCGCCCTTGGCCTTGAAATTGCTGCGCTCCTTCTCCTTGCCAATCGCAATGCTAAAGAACTTGCCATTCTTCCCTTCTTTGATCCAGCCACTTAGCCAATGCTCTTTGCCATTGACCATGATTGTTCCAGCATAATCAGGATGGGTCGGTTTCTCTTTGCGGTCATTCTTAAATAGCGATCCGCTACCTTCTTTTGGTTCATAAGCCATTATTTATTTCCTTTAATTTAGAATACATCTCACTCACTTCACCGAGGAATTTTTCTACTTCCTGCTCCATCGCCTTAATGTATTCCTCATCTCTCTCAAGGCGCACTACAAACAACTGCAAATCTTCCGGCAGGCGTGGATCGTAGCTTACAAAATCACACCACTCACGACCTGTTACTGCCATTTGGCATTGCATCTGCGGCACATACTTTGCAGGCGGTTTGCCACCTAATAAATACTTAATATGCGTTTTGCTGGCTGGGCATTTAATCTCCAACAAACCAGTTTCGCCAACCAGTCCATCAGGGCTACAACCAAACCATTCTATCGTAGGATGATCTACAAACGCAACCTGTTCTACAAATACATTGGCCTGCGCTTCATAAGCGATTCTAGCCATTGGTTCGGTCTGCGTACCCCATTCCATTGCCGCATTGGTAAACGACTCTCCTGGCTCGTTTGTGAGCCTTTGTACTACCAATTCTGTGCGGTAATCTTCTCTAGTGGCAGCCTCGCCCGACTTTCCCTTAGCCATGACATCAGCAATACGACTAGCTGTTACTTTACCTAGCCTAATTGCCAACCATTCTGGTGATCCCTGTTCAATAGTCATACATCAGCCTTTTCCATTGCAATTACCTTTAGCTGGTTAGCCAGGACAGAAACCTCTAAAGCGGCCTTTGCTGCCTCTATATGGTTTTCTTTTAATTCATGGTTATAAAAACTCCTAAGCATCTTCATTGCCTCTAAATATACTTCTGAATAATCTCGGCTCATTCTTTATCTTCCAATGATTCGTTAATTGGCTGGGTTATAAATGGTACATCAGACAACTCATCCATTTCCCATTTTTTAGCAAACTCAGCAGACATAGCATCTATCGCAGCGTTCCAACCCAGCGCAAAGTATTCCTGCGGATGGTACGGAATCTTCTCTAGGTTATTGAAAGCCTCTAAACAATGTTTGTTTATCATTTTTTCTTCCATTTATAGACAACGCTACTAGTCTTTACCTCTGGAACAATGTCCTCTATAGACTGGTTGCAAATCGCACGAAAGTCAGCCCACTTCTTTTTATAGAACTCTTGCTCACTAGCCGGAACATAATTGTAGAGTTTTGCCCAGCGAATAGTAATGTCTGTTCCTGCCTTGGTATAAACATAATTATTTTGCATTTTTCTTCCCCTTATATTTTTGTTCTGCTGCTCTTTTTAAACATACTCCGCATCTCCAACGATTAACAGGCCCAGTCTTTACCAGCTTAAAATCACTAGCTGGTCTTTCCACCTGGCAACTAGTACAGAATTTCCTTTCCACCATCCCAACCTTCCTTTAAATACCCATATTCTGAGGCATCGCATACTGCTCTCATATCGGAACACACACAACACCGATCCACCCATATCCTGTACTGATGGTCTTTTGGTCTGTGTGTTCCCCATTTTGCTCCACATTCTGAACATACATTATCAGGTTGCTGTTGTGCTAGTTTCATTTAGCATCGCTTTCATCTGCTCGTAAGCTGCAACTAATTTTCCCTGTTCGGCCTTATTTTTGTTGAATTTAGGGTAAGATAGAGCGTAGGCGGTTCGGAGTTCGGCAGGGCTTTCTGCTGCCTGCAAAATGCCAATGTAGTAATCTACCGGAAACTCAGGCTTTGCAGCTAATGGCTCAGACGAATCGAGCGCATCGTGTTCTACAATCTCCATTGCCGTAACCCACAAGTACCTACGCTGATAGGTTTCTACAGCTCCAATATTCTGAACTTCATGGCAGCCCTTCAAGGCCGCAGATCCCATTGGGCTAGTGATAACGATATTGCTATTATCTTCCGTATCCACAATGGTCAGGCTGGCTATCTCTGTGCCGTAAGACACAATGCCGCAAAGCCCTAGATCGGTAAAGATGTTCTGTACGGTAGGCAAAAAATCACCTAGCTCAAAGTAACGATACCCAGCAAACTTGTTATGGCCCGACTTGGTAAGTTCTGTGTTTTGCAGCTTAATTCTTGCCTGGTTTAGTTTAGTAAATACTGACATGGTTTTCCCCTTCACTTGGTTAAATGATATTCTGCTATAGCTTCTTGGTACTCAAAGGACAGGTAGTATAACTTCCTACCTAACAATCCCCACTCTTTGTTTTCAATGCAATCACGCAGAAAAGCCTGTAGGTCGGGGTCATTGCACTTTTGCTGTAGAGCCTCGCCCCACTTGAATATGTCCGATGGGTCATACTCTGGATCGTTCTTAACGGCATCGTAGATGCGCTCTTGCAGATCCAAGCTGTAATCGTCATCTGCTGGCTCGTAGTAGTTGTCGTTGTTATAGCTCATAGCGCACCTACACGGAAGCCATAAACAACTGCTACAAAGAATACGATTACTGCCCCAAAAATACCGCCTAAAATAATGTCTTTCATTATTTCACCTCAATGTTAGCAAGTTCAGCAACCATCAAAAAATCACGCTTTAAAGTAAGCAAGCTAGACTCTGAATAGTTAGGTGGGTTTAGGTAGTCATACATTACTGCCTCAATAGCTTGTGCGGTTGCCAATGTGCATTTGAGGGCTTCTTGAATCCATTTAATATCGTTCATTCTGTTACTCCTTCACGAGTGGTTAATCTGTACTGCATGAATCCATACTAATCTACAAATGTAGAGATTTGCAAGTATTTGAGATTAGGACAAACCCTTAGTGTTGCTTTTACGCACTTTGTTGTTTTTTTGTAACGGTGTAGAATAAAACTCTACATAGGAGAAACCATGACCGCTTTTGAAAAACTAATGAATGAATTTGGCTCAATCAAGAATCTATGCCAAATCTTAGATGTGAAGTATGTAACCGCCTATGCCTGGAAGATGCGCAACGGCATCCCTGCTAAATGGCATCAAAAGATCATAGAAGCCTCGG